TCAACATCAAAGGTGGTAAATCAAATCTCAAGTATACCTATACCGCTGAGAACATGATTGTAACACCTCCGAACAAAGATATTGATATTCCTGAACCTAATGTTCATACCAATATCTCTTGGTCAAGTATTGAAAGCGTCATTCGTGCCGCTGGTGTTCTTGGTCTACCAGAGATTGCTTTCATCGGTGACGGTAATGGCTTGTCTATTGCCGCTGTTGATAGCAAAAACCCGACTGCCGATACTTACAGTGTCGCAGTAATTGACGATGGGTCATGTGGCTTTGAGCCATTTCGTATGATTATCAAGGTAGATAATCTAAAACTAATGCCCGCTGATTACGAGGTCGCACTTTCCTCTAAAGGCATGGCACATTTTAAATCAGATAAAGTGCAATATTGGATTGCAATCGAATCTCGTTAAATTTAACACAAGGAGTTAATAATGACTGAAGCAACAGAAACTCAAGCCACAGAGCAAGCACAAGAACAGGGTCCTGGTCTTTCGCTGAACGACATTGCTGCCGCTGTGCAGATTATCGATGCCGCCAGCGCACGTGGTGCTATCCGTGGTGAAGAGATGGTGGCTGTAGGCACCGTCCGTGAGCGTTTCATGGCGTTCTTGAATTATGCTAAAGAGCAAGGTCAAATTGACCGTGTTCCAGGCGATCCTGCACCAGAAGCATCGGCAGAAACAGAAGCCGCTTAAAATGAGAAAGGGGCTTGACATAGCCCCTTTTTTCTACTATACTATGATTTTGATGACACTACAATATGAGGTAACACATGCAAGACGAATTTCTCTGGGTAGAAAAGTATCGACCACAAAAAGTGAAAGATACGATTCTGCCAGATGGTCTTAAGAAGACCTTTCAACAGTTCGTTGACCAAGATAATGTTCCCAATCTTCTTCTAACTGGTCGTGCAGGTGTAGGTAAAACTACGATTGCTAAGGCTATGCTAGAAGAGATTGGTGCTGACTATATCACAATCAACGGGTCTATGAATGGCAACATTGACACACTCCGAACTGAAATCTCTAACTTTGCATCTAGTGTATCTTTCACTGGTGGTCGCAAGTATGTGATCCTAGACGAAGCCGACTATCTGAATGCCAATTCTACCCAACCCGCTTTGCGTAACTTCATGGAAGAGTTTAGCAAGAACTGCGGCTTCATTCTGACTTGTAACTTCAAAAATCGTATCATTGAGCCACTGCATTCACGGTGTTCTGTGATTGAGTTTAAAATTGCAAATGAAGACAAGCAAGCAATTGCCGCACAATTCTACAAGCGTGTTACAAATATTTTGGAGACTGAAAATGTTCAATTTGATAAACCGACTGTTGCTGAGTTGGTCAAGACTTATTTCCCAGACTGGCGTAGAGTTCTTAACGAACTTCAGCGTTATGCTTCTACTGGTCGCATTGATGCTGGGATCCTGGCTAATAAATCCGTAGACAATATGAACGCTCTTATCAATTTGATGAAAGAGCGTAACTTTACAGAAGTTCGTAAGTGGGTTGCTGAGAACACTGATATTGATAGTGCTGTTCTCTATCGCCAACTCTATGACTTGCTACCCACAAAGATTGGTAGCACTCAAAGCGTGGCAGATGCCATTATCATTCTGGCTGAGTATCAGTATAAAGAAGCGTTTGTGGCTAACAGTGAAATCAATCGTGTTGCGGCTCTGGCAACTCTTATGGCAGAAGTGGATTGGAAATGAGAAATCTGTTAGGAGAATTCATAGTAACTCCAGAAATAATTGCAGAAGAGTTGATTGGTTCATGCCAAGATGAGTTTAAACTGGAGTCCAAGTCTAACACGAATCAGGGATTTGTCCTATATACTGGTGATGGAATACTGAAAGATACTAAGAATGGGTTTCATGGTATTTCTGGATTTTATTCCATACATAAGAATGATGTTTGCCTGTATGTCGGTAAGTCTGATTCCAGTATTGGTAGACGACTTTCACGGTTCGTAAAGGAAGTAAAGGGTAAGTCTCGTTTCGATGAGAATCATCCAGCGGCTAAAAAATACCGTGCTATGTGGGGTGATGACTTAAGTGAAATTACAGTTCGTGTTTATCCGTGTAACCACCAAGATCACATTAGCCACACTGAAGTTGAAAATAACATGATACGACTTCTCAATCCTATTTTAAACAGAAGGAAAAGAACATAATGGATAGACGTGGAATGCTAAGGCTGTTGTCGTTTGGTGCTGTTGGCGCAAGTGTGCCAGTGGCTGCCCACGCAACTAAAATGCCTCGTATGAGTGATGCTGATAAAGATGGACCTATTTGTGTAGAGACTCTTCAGATTCAAAGCGGCACCAAGAAGAAATCCGTCAAGAAAGCAGAATTTGATGGTGGTATTTCTTTCTGGGGTCCTGAATACGAAGAGCATAAGCAAGTTGCTATGGCTGTAGGTAAAGATGGCAATCTTTGGCTCAAGACTGAATCTGGCGTCTGGAAGCGAGTGGTGACTGAATGAACAGACTACAGCAACTTATGGTAATCACTATGGAAGAATGCGGCGAGTTAATTCAAGAATGTAGCAAGACAATTCGCAAGCATGAAACCATCGCAGATGTTGGTCAGAAGCATCGCCAGACGCTCCTGGAAGAGGCTGGAGACGTTTACGCCATGATACAGATAATGATACAGTCAGGCATTTTCACATATTATGATTTAGAACTTCGTGCTAAAGAAAAGCACGATAAGTTGAAGAAATGGAGTAACCTGTTTGATGAAACTGAAAAGCCTGATCCCAAACAGCAAGATATGTTTGACTTGTGATAAAAAATGTGGTAAGATATACACGACTATCAAGTATCGGTATGAAAACGATCAGATAGGAGAAGCATATCTATGTGAGAAATGCTCTAAAGAGTATAATATTGATGAGAGCCAATTAAATGAGCAATCCCTTTGATTATGTAAATACCATTACGCTGAGTAAGAAGAATATGATGCGTGATAGCGAGAACGATGCCCTCGCTGAAAAAGGCTATAACGGCTTTCTGGTGAATAAAGCGTTGTCTTATTTTCCAGACACTCTACTACATGCAAATCTGATGAACCAATACCATCAACTCGACAACCGTCCGCAATATGAGTTTTTACTAAATAGTATAAGACCTAAGAAGCGTTTCGCAAAGTGGGTTAAAGATGTTGGTGACAAAGATTTGGATTTGGTTTGTGAATATTACAAGTGTAATAAAAACCTTGCGAAAGACTACCTGTCTTTGTTGTCCAGCGAACAATTAAAAATTATGGAACAACAATTAGAAACAGGTGGTATTAAAAAATGAACTTAGTAGAGAGACTCGTTGAAGTTGAACTACCAAACGATGAGAGTTTCCTCAAGATTAAAGAAACGCTAACTCGAATTGGTATCGCTTCACGAAAAGACAAGAAACTATATCAGTCTTGCCACATTCTTCATAAACAGGGTAAATACTATATCGTTCACTTCAAAGAACTGTTTATGCTTGATGGCAAAATTAACAACTTCTCAGAAGAAGACCAAGCACGTAGAAATACAATTATCAATCTCCTAGAAGAGTGGGGACTGATTAACATTGTAAATTCTAAGCAAACAGAAGATCCTGTTGCACCCCTATCCCAGATTAAAATTCTTCCTTACAAAGAAAAGGACGAATGGGAACTTGTCGCTAAGTATAGCATAGGCAAGAAAAAATGAATAATGAGCAATATGGTAAAGATAAAGACTTTGTAATACATCTACACGATATTGCAAGACAGTATGATAGTAATTTTCTGCATAAAGTCGCAGATAGAATGGACGCATTGATTGAGGAGAACCGTGAGAATGAGCGCAAAGTTACACGTTTGGAAATTGTGGGATGAAGCACATCTGCCTGAGTATGGTAGTGAATGGGCAGCCTGTTTTGACTTAAAAGCCAGTTTACGTAATGAAGATACCGTTACTGTCTACGGTCGAACAAACGAAAAGGGAAAGCGCAAAGTTCAAAATGGCTCGGTCCAGTTGTTTGCAGATGAGCGTATGCTAGTCCCAACTGGGTGCGTTTTTGATTTGCCTTCGAAGGATAGTCTTCGTATTCATCCTCGCTCTGGATTATCGCTGAAGAGTGGTATCATTATCGCTAACTGTGAGGGTGTCGTGGATCCAGATTATGTGCAACAGACGTATGTAATGTTGCGCAACACTTCTGATATTCCGTTTAAGATTACAGACGGAGATCGGATTGCTCAAGGCGAAGTGGTTCCTATGAACCAAACAGAAATCGTCTTGGCAGATGCAGAGCCAGAAGAAAAAACTTCACGTAGTGGAGGTTTTGGTAGCACTGGCGTATAAATAATAGCGTGAACGCCATATTGGGTTCACGAAATTAATCTTGCTTAATAGGAGATAAACATGTATAAGTATCAAGAAGAACCTTTTGCGGTGGGGTTTGACCGCATTTTCGACCGCCTACATAACTTGAACACACTTCAAGTCAAACAAGGCAACTACCCTCCCTACAACATTCTCAAGAAAGGTGACAATCTCTACGAGGTTGAAATCGCTGTTGCTGGTTTCCTAAAGAGTGAAATCTCAATTGAACTTGAAGATGGTGTAATGACAGTCACAGGCAAAAGATCGCCAGCGAATGAAGACGTTGACTTTATTCATAAAGGCATTGCTGAACGTGACTTCACACGTAAATTCACATTGTCGGATACTATCGAAGTTCGTGGCGCAGACATGAACAACGGTATTCTGTCAATCATGCTTGAGAATGTAATTCCTGAGCATAAGAAACCTCGCACGATTGCCATTGGCAATAGTGAGGCACAGTTGCTTACAGAAGATAAGTAACGAGTATTGGGGGCTTGGTTCAATTGCGGACCTTGTCCCCTCTTAACACACACAACACAGGAGAACAACATGAAAATGTTCGTAAACTATCTACAGAATGCTAAGTCAGACATGACGAACCGCATTATCAAAGATGAGCCGTTAAACACTGCCGCTCAAAACTATATCAAAGCACAAACAAACTTTGCTCATATGCTCTTAGATAACACTGAGTGTATGATGAAATACACTTTTGATATGATGACTAAGGGAGCGAAAAAAGATGAGCAATAAGAACCCATTTGAAATTCGTGCAGAGATGCTTCAACTTGCAAAAGAATACATGGACCAGCAGTATCATATGAATATCCAATTTCTAGAGAACATGATGGCTGAAGGTAAGAGAACACGTGCAGAAATTGAAGAGCAACTCAAAGATGCTTACAACATGTATAGCATGGAAGAGTTGATGGAAAAAGCAAAAGAACTTTACGGTTTCGTTTCTAAGAAAGACTAATGAAGCCAAACACTAAGTTTGAATTAAATGTGGCCGATTTAGAGTTGATCGAATCGGCCCTTTTTCACCAACTTACTAAGAGTGATGAAGACCGCAAAAAGACTATTAACAATTTGCTTGGTAAGTTACATAATCAGAAGAATTGGTATAGACCGAAGAAAGGCTGTGTGAGCGGATGACTGAAACGCACTATAAACCAAAAGACTTCTCTGACCGCATTGCACTAGGCTTTACAAAGACACTTCGTTTTATTGCCGATACATTCTTCGCAAAACGTTACGGACATAGAGCCGTTGTATTAGAAACAGTTGCCGCAGTTCCAGGTATGGTTGCGGGTGCTGGGTTACACTTCAAGTCACTTCGCAGAATGGAAGATGACAAAGGTTGGATCAAAGAACTACTTGACGAAGCAGACAATGAACGTATGCACCTAATGACGTTTATTGAGATTGCACAACCAAACATAATCGAAAGACTTATCATTCTACTTGCACAGGCTATCTTTATTAGTTTCTATGCTATCGTATACCTATTCTTTCCAAAGACAGCACACCGCATTATTGGCTACTTTGAAGAAGAAGCAGTTCGTTCTTACACTGAGTTTCTAGCAGAGATTGATAGTGGTAAGATTGAGAACGTGCCAGCACCACAGGTTGCGATTGATTATTGGAAGTTAGGCAAAGATGCTACACTACGTGATGTAGTGATTGTTGTAAGAGAAGATGAAGCAGGACACAGGGACAGAAATCATGAAATGGCTGATGAACTTTCTTAAATGTCAGGAACCACTTGACAGAAGCGCAC